GAAGCCAACCGGCACGTTGATCGCATTCGCATCATCGACGATGGTCAGCGTTCCTGTTCTGGTATTCTGGGTGTTCATATCTTACAAGCCTCCTTATAATTTGAGGAAAGCGGGGGTTGCCCCCCGCCCTTTATTCACTGCTGTTTACAGCTCGCGTACCGCACACTCAACCCTGGCCAGCCAGGCCTGATTGAGGATGACCGCCGTGAAATAGGTCTTCCAACCCACGGAGCCACGCTGGCCCAGGGGGTCGCCGCCGCGTACGACGTTGGGGTTGAGCACGGTCGGGGTGATGGCGTTCTTGCCCTTGAGCGGCACGACACCGAAGGCATCCGGGGACAGGTAGATGACCGGGTACACATCGGCTTTGACGCCGGTGGTAGAGATCATCGCCGTGCCGGAGCCGGCGTAGTCGCCACCACCGTCTGCCCAGGACTCGAAGATGGTGGACATGCAGTATCGCACGTCACCGACGGCGCCGAACTCACCCTCGTAGTACGGACCCTCGTAGTCCGCCATGTCCTTAAAGCCTTCCATGTCCTCGACGGTCGGCTGCAAGTCGGGATGGATCAGGCCGATGAACGACGGCCGTACCGACTCAGCACCGAATTTCGGAGTGCTGGCGATCTTCTTAGAGAACGGGCGGGCCAGCTGGCGCTTCAGACCACGGATGGCCTTGCGCTGCAGGTCGCGGGTAAGCGGGGTGTTGATGTCGGTCCTGGCCGAGCCGTTGGCGCGGTACAGGGTGGTGCCGGCCTTGATGACGCCGAAACAGACGGTCTCGACGGTCAGGGCAGCTTGCTCACCGAGCATTCCGGAGAACTCCTGCAGTACCGGGTCGGTATGCAGGTCCTGAATGACATCAGTCAGCTCCAAGTAGTCGCCGTACTGGGCCAACTTGGCCGTGTAGTCGGTCGTGGTCGGAGAGCTGCCGGTGGGCGTAACGCCCTCGGACAGGGCGACGGTGGCCGCGGCCAGCCGCTCGTACCGGCGGAATTTCTGAGTGTCCGTCTGATTCTTTCCGAGCGGTTTGGACTGGCCAAACTGCTGGATGATCAGGTGGGGCTGTCCGCGCTTCTGCATTTCCACCGCGGAACTCGCTGCTACCGCCGGGGAGATGTCCCCATAAGTCGTGCTTGCCATAGTTGCCTCCTCTGGCTGGGTTAATTACGCCGATGTAGCGGCGAACTTTTCGTATGCCCCGTCGAAATCTTCGGGGTCCACTGCGGCCGATTTCTGGGTACTGCGCGACTGCACACCCTCCTGCGACTGCAATTTCTTGGTTTTATCGGCCGCCGTGGCTGCGGCCGCTGCTTTCTCTTCCTCAGTCGGACCTGCAGATTGTGCGCTACCGGTCTCGGTTTTGAAAAGAGTAAGTACGTCGATAGTCGCCTGCGCTCCGCCGACAGCATGATCGAGAATATCATCGATCTGCTTCTGCATGAACGCCGGCTTGGTGGCTTTCCACGCATCGACCTTGTCCAGCACGTCGAATGCGTCGGGGTGAGCTTTGAGGACTGCGGACTCAAAAGCGTTGGTGGCGAGTGTGTGCGCTACCGGGGCGATCTGCCCAGTGAGCTTTGCTTCGATGGCCGCCAGTTTCTCCTCAAACGCATTGGTGAGGCGGGCGACCAGAACTCGTTCCCGAGCGGCATAGGCCTTGCCGGCCTCCGGCAGTTCCTTGTCAGCCAGCTCGATGGCCGCCTGTTCTTCCGGCGTGAGTTGCTCCTGAGCGGCCCGCTGCTCAGCAGCAAGGCGGGCGGTTTCTTTCCTGGCAGCCTCGGCCGCGTCATCCGCTGCTTTTTGGTCCGCGACTTCTTTAGCAGTCTTGGCGGCTGCTGCGGCTACTTCTGCCGGGGTGGGTTCAGTTGGCTTTGCACCTTCGTCCGGCTTGCCCTCGCCTTCAGCAGGCTTAGCTCCTTCGGCCGGCTTACCTTCGCCTTCAGCAGGCTTAGCTCCTTCGGCCGGCTTACCTTCGCCTTCGACAGGTTTCTCCTCACCTTCAGCGGACTTGGCGCCCTCGTCCGGCTTGGCATCAAGCGCGTCCGCAGGAACATCCGCACCGCCGGCCGCGGCCTCGAATGCGAGGTCGAAAGCGTCGGGCTCAAGTCCGTCAGTGGTGGTTTCGTCTTCTTTTGCCATAATCTACAGTCTCCCCCTGTATTATGATATTTCTACCAGATACCTCACTGTATCAAAAAGTTACAGCGAATGTCAATCAAATATTTGTAACAAATCTCTACATTCAAGTGCTCGGCCACTAAATTCGTCGCCCATTCGCTTCTCCAGCTTGTCTCGGTAGCCTTCCCGGCGCAGTGCGAACAGCTCGACAAACAGCTTGACAACGTCCGTTTCCTTCAGACTTACGAGAGTTTTTTCAATCTCAGCTTCGCGGTCTCGGCTCATTTTTCACCTCGTCCCATATTTTACGTACTTCATCCAGACTCAGCCCCTTCCCAGGATGCAGCGCCTCAGATAACCATGATAGCGTCTTGAACCCATTGTACGTGCCGTTCTCATTTGCGCACGCCTCTCCGAGTGTCTTAGCTTTTCTTGGATCCTTGTCCATCTGCTTTCCTCTCTACTGCTGAAGCCAGCAGTGTCTTCAGATTTTCAAGCTGGGTCCGGTCCTCTGCCGACTTGGCGTTGGCCAGGTTGGCCTCGACTCGGGACATGATCTCTTGGATAGTTGCATCGGCCGAGGCCTGCAGCATCTCAGCATCGAGCTTTTTCTTGTCGGCGCTCGCCGTTGCATCCGCGGTCTTGGCCTGGGTCAGCCCCTGCTCGATCTGCGATGCCTGCGAAGCTGCCTCTCGCATGCCTTGGATAATGGCATCGGCTTCTTTCTTCGGCAGGACCCTGTTGACCGGCAGGTCCCGGGCCTTGAGCCTATCGATCAGCAGTCCGTAGGTATCGAGAATGGCCCGTTCCTCTTCAGTAAGAGTGGTGACGAACTGATCAAGCGCCGCCCCGCGCACTTCCTTGGCGACCAGCGAGATGTTGCCCAGGGCGCGAACCTGATAGTCGCCCTTCAGTTCCTCGTTCGGGTTGAACTCCATGTTCCACTTGAGGATGGATCCGACCAGGCTGGAGTTGAACTTGTCGAAGGCACGGACGGTGTCCTTGGTGACCATGTTGGCCGAGCCCATCATCATCGACATATTGTTGGTGGTCCGGAACGCCTCGCCGAGCGGCTGGTTCTGCATGGCGCCCATGGTGTACGCCGGTAGGTTGCTCTCCACGTCGAGCTGCTGCCGGTCCATCTGGATGACTTGCAGAAGCTCGGCAATATGGGAGTTCGTAGTCAGCTGGCGCACGGCCGGGTAGTTCGCCTCAGCGCCGTCACCTTCCCGCTCGATGGTCATGAACGCATGGATGGCGCCGATGCTCTTACGCCCCTTCGGCAACAGCGAAGTATTAACCTCGAAGATCGGCCCAGCCACCGCGGCCTGGTTGTCTTTCAATGCCCGGGCGTCCACGCAGAGCGACATCTGAGAATCCCTGATCTCCTCCGGCAGGCCGATGCCGGTCAAGCCTGAGTCCTCGTCCTCGGCGTAGATGAACGCATGGTACTGATCAGACGGCTTCTCGCCGAACGCCGCCTTGTCCGCTTTGATGACAACATCGTCGATAAACCACAGGTCAGCGAGGATGTCTTGATCGAGCTCGGAGTCCTTGACTTCAACGCCTGCCTCGCGCATAGTGTGCGCCGAGATGAACCCCAGGCCGCGGTACACCTCATACCGTCGCGCTGTCCGGTCGGCGAGGTTCGAGGTCTTGGCGAGCAGTTGCAGTTCAGATTCATAGGACTTTGCAGAGTAGTTGCCGGAAGGATTCTCGCGCAGGTACTCCTTAATAACCGCGCTCTTAAAATCCGGCCGGTCAGCGAGCTTGCGAAACGCATGCCGCGTCAGCACATACCGTCGGAAGAACATTTCCTGATCATCCCAGCTTGACGCCGACAGGTCAGGATAAGCATCCCAGATGCGGAAATACTCAGCGTATGGCCGTTTCAGTGTCTTGCTCTTAGCAACGTAGGTGCCAAGCATCGGGTCGAACTCCCAGACCCGCTCGGTCTGCGTCCGGACAATAGGCGACTGAGCCACGCCGAACCCGTAAATGTAGCCGCTGCGCACGACTCGCTTGCAGAGTTGGGGATGGTCGAGACCCGGGTCCTCCATCTGGTCGGCGATCGCATCCTGCATCTTCGCCATCCGCGCCTCGGCGAAAGTACGAACCTCGCGCTCGATGTCCTCACTGGTCACCGGTACCGGCTGCCCCTGCTCGTCGGTGCGCTGCTGCAGGGTGTCGATGATCGTCTGCAGGGCGTCTTTCGGGATGGACGGATTGGTGGTCGTGGCCAGTTCCCAGTTCTTCTCGACCGCTGGGAACATCATCTCCATCATCTTGGCGACGCCGCCTTTGACCTTGACTCGGGTGTCCCGTGGGTAGACATGCGACCGCTCAGCCGGGATATTGGCGGCCACTTCAGGGTCGTACTGACCCATGTACTGGCGCAGGTTTTTCAGCCACTGGATCTCCAGCAAGGCGCGGTCAGTGATGAACTGTCCGAGCAGGCTTTTGAGATGCCCCCCGAGCTTGGCGAGTTCTTCGGTTGTCGTGATCATTTAATACCTCTTCAATAACCTTCGCGTTGAGCCGGCCTGTAGGGTTGATTATTAGATAGCGGGTTATGTCCTATCGGACGAACGTGATCGTCCGGGTCGTACTTGCCGGAGAGCAGATAAAGATCGCAGTACTGCCCAGCTTCTGCACTGTGGGAGTGCGGCCCTTTTTCAGGATTCTCTGAATAGTCCCCTGTAGATTTTATTTTTGGAAAACGATACTTACTCCGTAGCGCCTCGATATACCACTTGCACGATGGATCGATTACCATGAGCGGCTCTCCGTCCGGGTACTGGCTAAGCATCTGCTCAGTGGCCTGAATACGCACTCTTGGGTCGTTGGTCGAAGCTGCTTTTACAATAGCATCGTCTGCTTCAAAGGCCTCCTTCAGAACCTTAAAAGCACTGGACTCGTCAGAATCTGCACGGCGCTTACCGGCTGGATCACCAATGAAAATGAGCGGATTTCCTGGAAAGAAATTCTTGATGATCGGCCGTATATAGAATTGTGCAAACCGCTTCATACCCATATCAAAAACATGCGCTTCTCGTAATACCCGTATTCTACCGTCAAGCCCCATCTGCTTAAACACTGCAGCAGGAGTAAGCCCTGTGTCAAACCCAATAACTACCGGCAAGATAGGGTCAATTTTAAGAGGCGTCAAAGATACATGCCGGTCTTGTCGAAATACTTGATGGTACACCGGTTTACCTGACTGCGTAGGAGAGTACAGTCCGTGCACATACGTATCCACCCAGGCTTTAGTCTTACCTTTAGCCAGGTCTGAATAATAATTCGGCCGCAAATATTCTACATTCTCTGCTTCAGGAGACAGCCCTGAAGGCTGCTTCCAAGACTCACAGATCATCACGGAGTCTGGATTGTTTTCTTCGAGCGGGAGATGTTCTATAATAGAAAACCAAGTGGAGTCAACCTCAGGAGGGTTGGTCGAACAAATCATTCCTGACCAGTACGCCGGAACATCCTCTCGCCGCGGATACCTGCCAATACGACCTTGCAGTGCTAGTATGATATCAAGGTTAATTTCACGGGCCTCCTCCACGAAGCACCCAGAAATTTCAAGACTCAGAACTCGCTGAACATCCTCTGGTGAGTCCAAGGCGCGAAACAATATCTCTGCGCGAACGTCGTTAAACTCCATATGAAAGATCATCTCTGATTCTTTCCATCG